CATAGCTTTGGTCAGGCCACTCTCTGTACACCCAGAGCACTCCGTTCTTGTCCACTCTCACCCAGAGCATGAACCAGTTTCGCGCACCTGCTGGGTCAACCACCATGTAGTTCGTGCCCTCAATCTCTCTCGGGTCTTTGCTAAAGATGTTGTGGTCATTGAACAGAGGGAACTGGCTTCCTGCTGTTGCTTCTGCCCAGCCGTATGCGCGAATCTTGATCTCGTTCGTTGTCTTCCCTCGGAGCGTCTCCTTCATCCGGCTCCAGTTGTTGTAGGGGTTGTCTCTCGAATGATACCAAATGCAGGCGTGCTTCCCAAACACGTTCTTGGCCATGTAGGGCATGTGCCCCGCTGGAACACCGATGACGTTGCTATTCGGGAGCAAGTCGGATTCTTTCCAGTGCGTAATCTTGGCTGAGTTGACGTACTCTTTCACAACGGACGTATAGCCCTCGACAGGGGTGAATGTGATGAGCATCTTGCCGTTCCTTGTCACCAAACGGTATCTTAGCGTCTCCAGCCAATCCTGCGGCACAAGCTCATCGCACCAGATGAAGTCCACTTCGCCACCTTCAATCACCTTGATGTCCTGGAAGTAGTTCATAAACCACACCTGGTTTCCCATGTACACCGCAGTGTTGTCCGTAAACCCGTTCTTCTGGCTGTAGCCAATCTGGGTGTGAACGCTCTTCTTGAGGTTCTTTAGCTCCTTGGGCAAATACTTGTAGAAGACGTTCTGCTGCGCTGACACGGAGGTGACGTGACTGGTATGGAGCATCCATATCCTCAGATTGCGCTTCTCGATACGTTCCTTGATCCAGTCCGGCATGCCGCCCAAGTCTGCGCCAACGAACATCTGCGCGGCCCTCTTTGCAGCATACTCCGTCTTGCCTGCCCTGTTTCCGCCCAAGATAATCATCTCGTTGTATTCGGAGAGCAGCTTGTCTGAGTCTGCCCATGAATCGAACTCTGTGCCGTATCGTATCGGGTCAGACTGTTCTGCGCGGATTCTATTCTCCCGCAGCTCTAGCAACTCGATTGTCCGAAACGCGCCCACATTCCCAATCATCCGCTTGCGCTCCTCCACGCTCAACATGGGGATAATCGGATGCGGCTCTTGCTTGAGCCGGAGTATCTGCTCCACCAACTTTTCCTCTTGCTCTTTGTCTATCTCTTGCATATCTTGGCTTCGGTTCAAATAGAACCAGCGTAACCGTCATGCTACGAGTAAAATCGTCATACCGGCTAAGGGAGGGAGAGTGGGTTTGCCCCACACTCTTAATAGAAGTGCCTCATAAGCACTGCTTTCCGTGGAGTCCGCTAGAGTAGACTAGAGTACATTGATGGGTAAACCCTCGCTCGTGCCACGGCAAAAATGCGAAACGATTCGATACGCGACCGCGACGGATGTCGTTGTTTCCAAGCATGATAAAGCTCCTTCTTTACGGGAAGGGGCTTATTCTGCTCACTCATCTCCATCGCTCACGCTCTGGATGTGGTTGCTTCGCAAGAGAATAGCTACACCGTGCAAATGTTGAGGCTTATGCTCGGAGCCCGAATGGGCGGAGGCATAAGGTTCAACATGCGCAAGCAAAGCGCGGGTGAGCGAAGCGAGCAGCGTTTGCGAAGTTCACATCTCCCACTTCCCACTTCCCACTTCCCACCTCCATCACCTCCATGCTGCGTCTGCTTCTTGCTTATCGCAAGAACCCGACTTCGCTGGTTAAGCTCACTTCATCTCCGTAGGATGAAGTAAGCCACATACAAAGCACATAGCAAAGGGATAGCTATGTCCTTATCCATCCTTCAACTCCACTTCTTCTCTTCAAGCAGCACTCCAATGAGCGCATAGCCAGCCATGTCCTTGAACGAGTCCATATACGCCTCACATGCCGCTTGCTTATCCTTCCGAAGCAGATTCTTGATGCGCTCCATCTTGTCGTTCATTCGCACCACAACGCCCAGTATCCCGAACTCGTCAATGTTCCGTGGGCCATAATCCTGCTGCTTCTTGTCCATCAGCTGCACAAGCTCCACGGCTGCGTACAATAGCTCTCGCCCTTGCTTCGTCTTAAGGCCCAGCTTCTCGGCCATATCGCCCACAGCGTTCATCGCACCACCTCCTTGGTATCAAACTGCCCACGCGCATTCTTCTTCGCCAATAGCAGCATACCCACCTTCACCCTGGCACTATCCTGCACACGCACCACCTCGCCCTTCGTCCCAATCACAAAACGGCAGTTCATCGCCTTCTTCGCAATCTTCACCTCCACATAATCACCGCTCTCCGGCTCTGGCGCGTCAGCACCCACAGGCTCAGTCTCCATCTGCGGCAACGCAGGGATCACTTCAGCCACTTCTGCTGGCTCTGCTGCCGGAGGCACTGCCCCCACGGGCTTCGCCATTGCTACTGCACGCACGGCTTCCTCGTCGTACCACTTCTCCATGCCAGTGCCCTTCTTGCGCTCCTGCACCTGCTCGCTCGTCCACTTGTGCTTGCGGACATCCACGCCAAACTGCTGCATCGCTTGCTTACGATTGATGTATGTAGCCATATATGCGGCTACGCTAGCACATGCGGCCAAATGAAAGCAACCTTGCTATGCCAGCACCCTATTGAAAGGAAATGGCAGTTTCCTTTCGATGTGCTGCACGGAGCGGAGTCGCGGACGGGCTCGCGTTTGGTGGAAAAATTGTATGGGTGGGGATGCGTTGCAACTCTCTCGGCTGGACTGGACTCGACCCCCTCCCCCCCTATCTGAATCCGAGCTTGCTTTGGTGCTCTGCTGCTGCTGCTTCGTTGCTGCTGCTGCTGGCATGTATCCATGATGCGTCATTGTATTGCGTCAGGAATCGGACACGTTTCCGGTGCTTTGGTGCTGAAACTGGACGGATGAGGGCACGAAAAAGCCCCAGAGGAGTCACCTCTGAGGCTCGTGCACCTTCGGTATCTGCTTCGGGAGCCTAACGCATCTCCATGCTTTATTGTACAGAATCCGTACAATTCGCCAACGCCTGTATCCTAGCGTCCAACTCCCGCAGCGTCCGTGCCACCAGAACACGCGTCCGTCCATCCCACTCCAGCACGCATCGCCATTGCCTAGCGTAGTGCTTTAGGTCTATGTCCGGCGTTATAGGCCATGCTCCGTTTAGGTAAGCCACCCATCCTTTGCGCGTTATGTTTTTTCCTATATGCATCATATGATTTATTTCTGTTCACCCCATGCTCGCAACCTTGGCGCATGCACGCACCAGCATGCACGCACCAATCGCCAGCACGGCGAGCACCGTGCCAAGCAAGTCTCCGCCTTCGCTACCGTTTCGCATACTCCGTCTCCGCCCATTTGGTTATCCGCTCCATCTCCGCTCTGTACTCCGTCTCGCTCAGCTCCCCGCGCATGAACCTGGCATCCAGTCTGTCCACCATACGCTCCACTCTGCACTCAATCTCGTGCTCACTCATAGATCACGCTGGGTTAAGCTGCATCCCGCCTCTGGGCCCTAGTGTGGCAACCCAGTCTGGATACACGTCCGTAACGTCATCCAACGTCCCGCGCCAAACCAAAGCCTCAACAGGCTCATCTGAGTATCGGCTCACCGTATCCGCCCAATTGTCTAGGTGCCATCTAATGTCAGCCTGGCTCTTACAGTGCTTTACGTCATCCCCTTGCGGGGCGGCGAAGCAGCCTGACTCAGTGTGCAGTTGAATCGTGTATCTCATACAGTTACCTCCTTCCCGTCTCTCGCCATCCTCGCAAGGTCGTATGTGTCGTACTTCCGGAACAGCTCCCGCACTCTCTCCCAACTAGCCTCCGTTAGCGGCGTCCAATCATCCCCGTCGCTCCAAAAAGGAGTGATACGTATCGACCCAATCACAAGCGCGCTTTCGATCATGAAAGGTATATCCGGTACAATCCCCAGCCCTAATGGGCCGCCCAACGTACCCATAGTCTCACAATCCTCGTAGACCGCTCCTATGTGGTCAAGGTAAGCCATCGCTTGGCCAAACGGTACAACTCCTTCAACTTGTATGTTTCGCAACTCGTCCCACGCTTTCCATTCTCCTTTCGCTTCCATGGCTTCCTCTGCTGCAATCCGCTCCTCCTCATCCTCCGGTGCGATGTTGAATCTCTCCCACAATCCCCTGTCATACTCTGACTCATAAACCTCATCGTCCGTATGGCTGAGGCCGTGTTCTGGTAGCGGGAGCATGTGGCGAGCGTAGGAGTCGCAAGGGTAATACTCCGTTGGATTAATTCCCTCAAACGTTGCGAGCACCGAGCACATCAATTGCGGTTTCATAGCATTCTCCATTATCAAATTTGTTTTAGCGGCACTCCCAAATGGCCGTTTCGACGCGTATCACGCAACCGTTCCAATCGTCGCCGACCTCGCGAGCCTCACGTTTGAGGACTCTCTCTGCACCTGTATAGGTCAAACGGCGCGGCCTCAGGATAATCCGTTGTCTCTCCTCGTACATGCCGTAGGATGGGACGTAGTGTTGCGACGTGATGACGTTGGCTATTAGTGTTTTCGTTTTCATGTTCTCTGTATGTTGGTTTGGTTTGGTTTGTTACTCCGGCAGCTCGACAAACGGGATTGCAACCGC